AGACCGCGCCGGTGCTGACAGTGGCTTCACCCACGCCGGAGGCGCTGGTGTTGAACGTCTGAACGTTGGTGGAGCTAATCACGCTCACGCCGAACAGTTTGCCAGTCTCGCCCTTGAAGATTTGATCCGGGGCGGAGTAGCTGGAGACCTTGAGCCAATCGTCGTCCTGCTGGAGATCGCGGATAACGGCAGGGTGCGCCACGAGGGCGTAGCCGTCCTTGATCTTGGGAGCGCGGGCGATGAACAGGCTGGTCGCACCGTCCAGAAGGTCGGTGGCGGTCATGCTGCTGTTGGGGGTGGAGGCCGTGCCGAAGGTCGTGCCGTTGGTGCCGTTTTGGGCATAACGGGCGTAGGACTTCGTCGCAACACCAGTACCGGTGCTGGTCGAGGAATCCTGAACCAGAGCACGGTGACAGAGAGTGTCGGCGTGCAGCGCGGCGTCTTCGCCGAGTTGCTTGGTCGCCTGCGCGAGGTGCGAGAATAATTCGGTAGCCAGCAAAACATCGGTGAGGATGATTTTGGAACCGTATTGCACCAGCGTGGCCTCGACCGAGGAGAGCGTCAGGTCGCGCTCGTCATTGCTGGAAGGCGTGGTGCCTTCCGACAGATTGGCGATAGCGCTGATGCTCGGGTCTGAGAACCGGAAAAACCGGATCGTCTTGTTCCCACCCGTTTTGGTCGGGTAGGGGGTTTTCATGGCAAACTGCTCCATCTGGAGCAAGGGGAGCGCACGCTCCAGCAACGCCTTCGAGAAGTACGTCTGGAACTGCGCGGTTACTGAACCAGTAGTGACCATTTTAGTTTATATCCTTTGCGACTAACCGTTCCGATCAACCTCGCCCGCCATCCTCATCAATTCACGTTCCTGCTCGTCTAGCGAGAGTTCGTGAAAAGCCTTGGTCTTGGCCGGACCTGACGGTTGACCCGAAGCCGGGGTCGTCGCTTTTCTGAGTTGAGCAATTTCTCGCTCATACTCTGCAACCTTCTTTTCCAAACCAGATGCGGCCTCCGACTTGATGCGCATCTTGGCGATCTGAACCGCATCGTTGATCCCGGCGGGATAGTTCCGCAGGATCGCGTGCTGTTCCAGCATTTGAGACACGGCCTTGTAGAGGGAGCTTGAGGAATCCTTAAGTTCGGGATTTTCCTCAACCTCCTTGAGGAGATTCCTGTCCCAAGCGGATTTCATCTCCGTCTTGGTCTTCTCCTCAATCTCCTTTCGCTCTTCCGCTTCTACTTCCGAGGCTCTTTGCTCTGCAATCTGCGCAAGATCGTCGCGGCCTTCGCCACGATAGTTCTTTGCCGCTTCCCGGTAATCCTCCGGGCTAAATTTTCGACTGCTTTGCTTTGCCTCTTCCTTAGGAGCCTCTGAAGTCGTCCTTGCATTTCGCGCCGACTCAAGGGCTTCTCGCTCTGCCTTGAGTTTAGCTTTTTCTGCTTGGACATCTTCCCACTCCTTCTGGAGTCGCGATTTGGCCTTCTCATACCTAGATTGCTTCTTTTCGGAAGCCGAATCTGGCTTGGAATCTTCTGGTTGCGTTGTTAGAGAACTTTTCGCTTCCTCGGATTTCTCCTCGGTTGCGGGAGCCTCACTCGAGGCTTCCTGTTTTGGTTCGGCTTCTTCCGCAGACGTGGGCTTCTGCTCGGTACTTCCACTAACCTTATCCGTTTCAGTTGTTGCCTTGGCTTCGTCCTTCTTGGGTTCGGGATTGTATTCCCGGCCCTCGTCGGCTGCGGCAGCCATTGCGAGAATTTCCGTTTCGGTAAGATTTCCTGAATCCGCCATTTTGACCCTTTCTTACACTCTTTGGCAGGGGAGTCATTCCTGCCGGGAGGTTAGTTTGCTACTGGTTCATCGGCATCGTCCCCGTAGCCCGGGACGGCCGAGTTTAATTTTGCGGTTGCAAGCGACTCGATGGTCGCAACACAACCACGGAAACCTTTAGCATACCCGCACGCCTCCGCAAGTGCTTCTTCTTTCTTCATCACGGCGGCAGCATTCTGGCGCAAAGTTAGGTTCAAAAGTATAAGACTAAGCTTCTGTCCGGCCGGCGTACCCATGAAAGACTTGAGCGCCCGCTCATCCTCATCGAGCCATTTAGGTTCCTCAACCCACTCTTGGTTGCGGATGAAGGCTAGGATTGCACGCAGCTTCCTCATGGCATCAGCGCCCAACTGTCGCCTTGGAAAAGGACGAACTTCGCATCTTTGTAGATTTCGCCCAGAGCCTTCTGTACTGCCGGGAAACTCCAATCGTGTCCAGCCATGATCCCACCCTGACGTAGCTTCGGCTCCCAGCCCTTGACGTCTGCCAGCACCGCCTCATACCTGTGATCGCCGTCAACATATACCAGATCCAGCGAACCATCGGCAACAAACTCCAAGGCGTCAAGGCTTTTCCCACGGCTGAAAGATACGTTACCAAGGGGCTTGGTACGGTTCTGGAAAGCCTCGAAAACAAACTTCATGGGGCATTGCTGGCTTGCGACGTCACCGATATCATACCCGTTGATCCAAGGATCGACCGCAAGCACGGTCTTGAAATATTTGGCAATAACCTCGGTTCCTTCGCCGCTGTAGGAGCCAATCTCAACGGCAGCACCGTTAGCACCGCTCTCGTTGGCCCACTGGCACAACTTAGCCAAGCCTTCCTGTTGGAAGGCGTCTCGCATTACCGGGACGATCATCCCGTGGTTTGCAAGGTAGGTTGATTTGCTCCTTCGTCAGGAACCATCCCGCCCTGCTGCTCCATTGCCTTGGCTTCTGCCTTGGCTGCGTCACGAAGCTGTTTCTGGATGGCGCGGGATGTGTTCGGATCGACCTGCTCAAGCGCAGCGAGATGTTGCTGCAAGTGTTGCATGAGAACCTGCATGGACATTTGATCCACGGGTTGCTGACGCGCTTGGGCGGCTTGGTTGAATTGGAAAAGAACTTGGATATGGGCCTTGTGATCGTCGGACGGCTTGATCTGGACCGGGAAGCCGGTGGCGAGCATGGTCGCAATTTCGGTAGCCTGATCCTCGGCCTGATCCCCGGTGCCGGCCTGCGGGTCTTGGTAGAGGCGGCGCACAAGGCTCGGGTCGTCCTGCTCGATGACAGACTTTACCAGTTCGCCCTGATTGACGAACGGATTGTTCAGGAACATCTGCATCCGGGCGACGGCTTTCTGTAGCGAGAACTGGCGGTTGATGAAATCCATCCCGCCCTTCGGCTCGATCGAGTAATCTTCGTGGATACCTTCGGGCGGCATCGAGCCGGTCTCTTCCGCATAGCGGAACATGAGATCCTTCTTGTTGTACTGGACATAAAGCGCCCAGCTTTGCTTAAAGAGATGAGCCAAGCCCATTCGGAAAATACGATTGCGCAGATCCCCGGAGGCAGCAGCCTGACCCTGCATAGCCGCGATCTCGGTCGCAGTCTTGCGATCGGCCACCTGATACTGCGAGCCGGCGGCAAAGTCAGGGTTGCCCATCCGCTGCTCGGCCAGCATCCGCTCCTCCAGCATAAGGCGCTGGAAATCGAACGGAGGTTGGCTGAACTGCACCGGCTTGAGACCCTGCGGCAGGATCTGCCCGGGCTGCATTTTCAGGTTCGCCGTGTTTAGGCTTACTGGATTCTGTGCTTCAAAAACAGGGCGGTTGGCAAGCTCAACGTAATCGCTCAGGCTATTCTTCAGCTTGTTGAGCAGATTCTCTCCGGGGAGGAGAATTTCTGCGACTCCCCGTGGGCTATACCAACCTCCCCCGGTTATCTCATAGGGGAAATCCACAAAGGGCGGTTCGCCATGCTTGTAAGGCAGAACGAACGGCTTCCTTACATCTTCGGTGACAACCAGCGGGCTATAAGTCTCGACCTTCCATCCGTCCTCGGTCGGCGTATACATTTCCCAAAGAATGATGCGATCGTTCTCAGCCTCCTGAGTAATTCCCTCGCGGCGGTAAATCTCGTCCTGAATCTCACTTCGTAGGCCCACCGATTTGGAGGGCTTACCCGAAATGGTTTTAATAAAGTCTTCGTCCTGCTTGTAAAGCGGATTTGCCTTATAGGAGTCGACGCTCGTGGAGATGATGTGAACAATGAAATCGGCATCTTTGAATTCCTTGGTGTAGGAAGGTACGATAATATGGAAGGGATCGATCGCCTCGAAGTCAATACGCTTCTTGTCCTCGTTCCATATCACCTTAGCGACGCCACGGCCGTAGAGCAGGATGTTGTCGATTACGGAAACAATCTCTTTCTGGAAGTTGGTGCGCTCGCGCATCTGGTAATCAAACCAACGCTCGGCGGAAACGGTCAGCGGGGCAATCTGCTGCCGCATGGGAACAAAGCTGGAAAGAATGTCGTTGCCGATGGCGGAGTTGACGAAGGAGGGTTTTAGCTTCTCAATGGCCGTATCGATCAACTGGACGTGCAGATCGGCGGCGGTCGGCCAAGGCTTGACCTTGCGGCGGACACCGAAGTAGCGGGCCTGATAAAACAGCCGTTGCCGGTTCTCCCAAGTCTCGCGCTGGTTAAGAGCTTCGATGATCCTGACGTAGTAGTCGTTGCGGCGCGTGTCTTTAGCGTTCATTTGTCGCGTTCCCGGTTTAGCTCAAACGAAAGATCGTTGATGTAATGCAAAGCGCGTTTTGACCATGCGCGGACGGCAGGAGAAGAATCGCGTACAGCAGGGTAGTTCTCATCGCGCATCAGAGCCTCAACGGCCCCGGTCGTATTCGTTACGGGGGTCGTCGTGGCGCATCCACCAAGGCTTAGGGCCAAGATCGCGATCAATGGCGTCACGGTTGTTGCGCCAATCGCCTTCCGCCCGATCGATGCGCTTCTCGCGCCAACCGGGGATGAGGCGAAGGATCGATGCAATGATGTTAAGTATCGCACCGATCACTTAAAGTTATTTAATGTGGAGACCGAGCGTCTTGAGGAAGCTGACAACTTTTTCCAGCGCCGAATCGTCGGCGGGGGTCGGGGTCAACTTCACAATGATACGCGCAGCAAGCACGATGCCACCAAGGGCGGCAACAATCTCAGTCCAGTTTGAAGTAATCCAATTCCAGATATTCATATTAACCTCCTGCGTCGAAGCCCGCCATGACAGGATCACTCGATTCCATCAAGGCTTGCAATGACCTCCACGTTGGCTTCTCGACGGGGAAAGTCAAATCAAACCGAAGATTACCACCATCCAAGCAGAGGGCAAGGGCATCCGCACGATCTGGCGATGAAATGCCACGGGACCGCATCGAGTCCTTGGATTCTACTCCCAGCTTGCCTTTGGAGTTGGTCGTGGTGCGACGGCAAGTTAGCTGGGCGATCAGGTCGTCGTCCTCGGGCAGAATGATCTCGCACGCCTCGATCTTCTTTGACATCCCGTACCACATCTCGGCGGCGCGGTTGGTGTAGGCGTCGGGGTCGTATGGGGTGGAACCAAAGTTAACCCGGTTGACGTCCCAACCCGCCTCTGCCAAGGCATCGCACATAACCATGCCAAGACCGCTGGCGTCGGCGTAAATGTTCTCAGGCTTCAGGCCGGCTTTCTTAAACTCCACTATAAACCTACCAACGGCAGACATGGTGTCCCTTTCGCGCCAAGCCACCATGGGTAGTACCTTGTTGCCGTCCCTTACGCAAAGCACGTTGCAGTCACCGCCGGCAGCAAAATCGACCCCGGCTACCCGTTCCGCAGGCTTGTAGTCTGGCGGGCTATTCTGGCAGTTCTGGATCTGGGTAAGGCTAATGACAAGACTCTCGGCGCCTATGTCAACGAACTCGCCGTAAATCATGGAGCGGGTCAGGGGAT